CGATGTTCACAGCGCCCAGTTTGGTCAGTTTAGTTGCCATTAGTTTTCTAGGGAATGAGAAGCCCCGAAGGGCCCGAAGGCCCTGGGGATATTAGCTTATCAAGCAGCTTGGAGTGAACCAGCAACGGATACGCGAAGGGTATCAGCTCCCATCGCCAGCTTGCCTACCACCAGGTCCCCCTGATATTGGACATGAAAGTCCCCGGAGGTGGTCTCGATGGAAGGAGCAACAGCTTCAACACAACCAGCAGCTTCACGGTGGAAGACAAGGCCGGCAAGGTTGGTGTTGTTGATTGCATAGTCGTTGTTCTCACCAGCCACAGCAGCGTTAGCTGTAGCGTTCTTGCCATACTGGTTGGCGAGGACGTTGGACTTGTAGATACGGATGCCAGCAATGCTGTACAGTCCTTTACCACTGTTCATGTCACCCTGAGTGTTACCGATTTCACGGTTCAGGATGTTGGTATCAACAGAGCTGATCAGGCTGTAGTACTGACGTGGAGACAGTACTGCACACGGCCTTCCTGAGGGGCTGAACGCTCATCGAGGACAGCAGCGGCTTCGAAGAATCCGTCTACGATTGCCTGAGCGTTGTTAGTATTACCAGAGCCGATGTTTACTTGGAAGCCACCAGGCTCACCAGTTACAACAGAGGACTCAGTAGCAGCTTTGCAGAGGACACGTGCAAGACGGTCGTCATAGTGCAGAGCAAGAGCTTCGCCGATTTGCTTGGAGATCTCGGTGCGTGTGGACCACTGGCTCAGAATCTCGTCGAGATCATAGACGAACTGACTGGAGACCAGAAGGTCATCCATCAAGATTGTCTTCTCGTTGCTCTTCAGGCCATCAGCTGGCTGAATAGCGGTACCAGGAGTGTGGTAGCCACTAGCGAGCTTGCCGGTCAGCAAGAACTGCTTGCTCTTACCACCACGAAGGGAGTAGTTACGGATCAGTCCTTTGAAGATTGTAGCATCATTGAATGCGTTGAACACTTCACCGCTGAACAGCTTGAGAGCGGTTGCGTAGCGAGTGTCGTAGTTCTGGGCAGCTGTACGTGAACCGTCAGCTACGTTGTTGCCTTGAAAGTTAGTGAACGTCATTGGTCTATTAAGAAAGTTAGGAGAAAGATTGTAGACTAGATTGGTCGTCTAAAGATCTATCCTTTTCAGATGAAAGTTGTCGGTCGTAACCGGCTCTCCCCTACTTTTGATGTTTCTTTTTAAGACCTAGGTTTGGGTTTTAATTCATGAATGCCAGATACAATGCCTCTGAGCTGGGCAATAGCTATGGGGAGGATTGCACTCCCCCAGAATCTACAGGAGATCCTTGCTTCTAGCTAGCTTGGCCTCGACGTCCTGACGGTAGGCAGGGTCGCTGTTATATCTTGGATCAGCAATAGCACGGCTGAGCTCTGCATGGGAGCGGAAGCCCTCCTGCTTAGCTGTGCCACGCTTACCAGTTACGAGGGGAGCCTCATAACCTTCAGCTGACTTGTAGCGGTTGCTGAGAGCTTCCACTGCAAACTTGATAGCAGCAACGTTACCACTGTTAGTGACTTGGTTGTAGCTCTCAACCTCAGCTGGATCGAGGTTATCAGCTGCCCACTGTACCATCTGTTGATAGGACTCTTGCCCACCTACAGAATCGAGGATGGACTTCCTCTGCCTTAGCTGTGAACTGCCTTGTGTCTTAGCTGCTTCTTGATTAGCAGCATACTGTATCATGTAAGCCTCGATAAGATCTTTGCTATCCAACTTGGATAACTCTTCAATGCTCTCCTCTGTCAGCTCACCCTTAGCTAGGTAAGCTTCAGAAGCACGACTTACCGCAGCATAAGCCTCAGATACTTCCTCCTCAGGAGCCTCCTCCTCAGTGGCCTCTGGCTGCTCCTCAGAGGGCTCTTCACCCTCTTCAGGCTCAGTATTGCCAAGCTTCTTTTGAAGCTCCTCATAGGCCTTTACGAGATCCTCTTGGGATTTGAACTTACCGGCGATGAGTGCTGCATCCTCATTGGATACCTCATTCTCAGCACGGCGGCGTTCCTTATCCTCTTGATTCATCTGGGCGATCTTCTCACCCTGTTCCAGTGCGGCAGCCTCAGCTGCTTGTTGCTCAGCGGATGGACCCTCAGAAGGGTCGAATACGGTTGTTGCCATAGCTTAGTTGTGAGTAGTGGTTACATTGCCGAAGGTGGGACGTACCTTATCCTTCTTTGCGTATTTACCAGCAGTAGGATTGGAGGTGCCAGAGATCTTGGTCTGTACAGAATACTTGACCTCCTTCTCTTTGACCGTCTCAATCAGCTCTGTAGGTTCCCAAGCCTCATTGAGGCCGGGGGTTGCTGGATTGTCACCCTTGTAGGAGCCATCAGGCTTCCGGGCTCGCCTCCTCTTGGGTTGCTGGGGGCTGTTGCTGTTGTTGTTGGCCATCTGCCATCTGCTTAGTTAACTGTTCTGCCATTGGAGACTTAGCCAGTTGTCCGGCTTGACTCATCAATGTCTGCTGTGCCATGTCTTGCTTCTGTTGAGCCTGCTCTTGTTCCATGTCCTGAGGACTCTTCACAAGGCCGATGGCATCAATACCTGAGGCGGCTGCAAGACGCTTAATAAACTCACCTGGGTTGACGTACTGAGCCATGGCTTCAGGACCCATGCCCTGTGCAATGGTCTGCACGAACTCTACGAGAGCTTGTCTATCTTGACCACGACCCACACCATAGAGACCTGCCACCACTGTGGGTGATATGAGTCCCTTAGGAAGTGGAGGAAGTCCACCACCAGCCTTAGCGATGTGGAGCTTACGGTTCAGATAGGGCTGAAGTAGTTCAGCTGTGAGTGAGCCATAGATGCCTCCCAGTTGCTCGTTGAGCTCCTGCTGAGTGGCTTGCACCTCGGCTGCTGTAGTACGCTCTGATTGACGCACAGAGAGGATCAGGAAGGCATCAGACAAACGCTGTGTCAGATCCTGGATCATCTTCTGGACTGTAGAGAAGTCAGCGGTCTTACCCACCTGGACTACGGCTACATCATCAGGACGACCAGCAATAATACCACCATTTCTAGCTGACGCTAACGTCTGTGGCTTCGTTGTTGCAGCTGGATTTACAAGGAATACGACCTTTGCAGCTGCTGCGCTACCTTCGATCATACTTTGCATCAAGCTATCTAGGCTGCTCAGATCTCCAAAGAACTCTTCGACACGACCACGGCCATAGGACTCACCATCCACCACATTAAAGCGGATAGGCATCCATGGGCTGAACTTGACAGGACTGCTGGAGTCTGATCCGGGGATCTTTCTACCATCACACTCCTGATGCCACTTATGGCTCCCGTTCTCTAGCTTGACGATTGTGTAGACTTCTGCGTTGGCATAGTCTGACCCAGTCTTTTTGTTGCCTTCAGTCACACCGAACTTAGGACCATCCTCCCCAACAGCGTTGGAGTCTTTGATCTGTCCGTCAGGTGCTGTCTGCTTTTGAAACTCTTTGGGTAAGAGGCTACGGTCTACGATCTCCTTAGTTAGGATCTCGATGACAGTACCTTCACCATCTCTACTTACTACGAATCTGTCTAGTGGGTATAGCTTGAGGCTCTTCTTCCCCGCGTAAAGTAACGCGTTGCCTGTGACGATCAAGTGCTTCATTGCCAGCGTCAGGTAGACTCGATCAGTAGTCTCTGAGATAGCTTGCATCACAGTCTTCTCGATCTTCGAGAGGCTGAGGTCGATCTCTGATCTTACTTTCTCTACGTCTAAACCTTCTACTTTGGCTAATTCTGCATCATTGATTTGCAGCTTAAAGAAGCTTGTATTGATTGGGAAGAGTGACAGCATAAGCTTTGCGCTTAGCACGTTCACACCTTTAGCGCCCACCGATTGATAGGGGACGTCGAGGGTGCTACCATCAGCCATCCCGCCCCGCGTGAGCAGGTAGGGAAGTGTTAAGGCAGCACAATCACGCCCAGTGTCCAGGAAGTCCTCACGCTCTGCTGTGAGCTGCTGATACCTGGATCTGGCTAGATCTTGCATAGTTACTTAGGAATGTTTAATCCTGATCCTTTACTAGCACCACTACCTGCCCCAGCTGTATTCAGTGGGATACGTAACGCATTAGTGCCAGATGATTGCTGTTGCTGTTCCTGACGCTTTGTCCTACGCTTCTTCACCTTAACTGCATCACCATTATCAGTGGGGATCAAGGCAGGAGGTGGGGTAGGGGCTTCAGGCTCTGCCATAGGCGCGGGTGCCGGTGGCGTTGGGGGTGGCTCAGGCAATGGCTGAGGCTTTGGCATTTCGGGCATCGAGGGCCCGCCTCCCATACACATGTTAATTATCCAATAGGGTTTGAATGTACTCGACAACACTCCTCTGACCTGAACGGTACATGATGAG